TTTTCTTGTTATTCCGTCCAATACCTTAATTATTAAAAATGTTAATTACATTAATTCTAGAGGAAGTAGAGTTTCATTATTATTAAGAACAAAAGAATTTACAGAAGATTATTGGCCTGTACGTTCTTCTGTAGGAACGCCTAAATATTATGCTAAATTTAGAAATAATCAAATTATTATTGCACCCACACCAACATCTGCTAATGTTGTAGAATTAGAATATGTAGTACAACCTTCAACTTTAAGCACAGGTAAAACAACAAATTATTATACTCAATTCTGTGCTAATGCTTTATTATATGCTAGTCTAGTTGAAGCATGTTATTACATGAAAAACTTTTCAGCAGCATCTGTTTGGGATGCACAATATCAAAGAGCGTCTTTAACTTTAGTTAATGAAGCAAGACGCAATCGCCGCGACGATATGGAAGTAAATGCATCACCAGCAGGAAGTGGTGATACCTTAATAGATGGAGCTAGATAAAAATGCCTAGTACTTTTACAACTCGTATTCGGCTAGAGAAACAAGCAACGGGTGAAAACTCTAACGAGTGGGGTAGTAGACTTAACTCAAATGTATTTTCTCTAGTTGACCAAGCTGTAGGGGGTTATGCCTCTGTAGCTTTAACTAATGCTACCGTTACCCTTAGTGTACATGATGGTTCTACAGACCAAGCTAGAAGTGCTATGCTTGATCTTAATGGTACACTTACATCAAATGTTGGTGTTGTTATTCCTTCTGTAAGTAAACAATATCTTGTACGTAATAATACATCAGGATCATTTTCTGTTACTATGAAATGTAATGGAGGAAGTGGTGTAGCTGTTCCTCAAGGTGTTAATACTATTGTTTATTGTGATGGTGTATCTGTTCGTTCTGCATTTGGTACAGGAGCAAACAGAGATATTGGAACAGGCGCAACAAACATTCCTGATGTATCTACTGCTGATATACGTTATGTTGTTGCTTCTGCTGACTCAACAGTAACAGGAGCAAAAACTTTTACAAGCACAGCTACATTCGATGGAACTACAAAGTTTAATAATGTTGTTGATGTTTCTGGGGCAGCACGAGGCACTCTTGTAACACTAACTGATGCTGCTAGTGTTATAGTTTCTTCTGCTTTAGGCAATAATTTTGTTGTTACTCTTGCAGGGAATAGAACTTTATCCGCTCTTACTCCTGCTGTTGCAGGACAAACAGGATTAATATATGTTTATCAAGATGGGACAGGAAGTCGCACATTGGCATATAATAGTGTTTATAAATTTGCTGGTGGAACTGCGCCAACTCTTACTACAACTGCTGGTGCTGTAGATATTCTTTCTTACAGTGTTCGTACATCAACAGCTATTGACGCAGAGTTAAAAGCAGACTTTAAATAAAAGGACGTATTTTATGGCTATTATCCAAGTTCCTTTCTTCTTTGGCTCTTCGACATCTGAGTATGTCATTGAGAAGGCTATCTGGTTTGATGGTAGTGCTGATTATCTAACTCGTACCCCGTTTACGGCAGGTACAGAAGAAACTTGGACATATTCTGTATGGATGAAACGATCAGCGATTGGGTCTTCTTCTGAAGCCTTTTTTGAAGCTAGAGCAGATGGTAATAATACAGGTGCTTTATCCCTCAACTCAGACAAACTCTATTTTCAAGATTATGATGATGGGGTAGGGGAACCTGCATGGCGAAAACAAACTGAGGCTCTGTTTCGTGATCCAAATGCATGGATGCATATTATCGCCATTAACGACACAAACAATGCCACAGCCGCAGATCGACAAAGGTTGTATGTAAATGGAATAAGGTTAACTAGTTTTGATCCAAATGTTCAATCTTCTCAAGGCTACGCATCTGCACAAGGTATAAACTCAACAAATCCACATTACATTGGTTTTAGCGGTTTTAGCGATTACTTTAACGGCTACATGGCAGATATTGTATTTGTAGACGGTACGGCTCTTACTAGTACAGTTGACTCTGAAAACAGACTGACAAGTAATGAATTAGGGGAGTTTGATGTTAATGGTGTATGGGTTCCAAAAGACCCTAGTGAAACTATAACTAATTTTGGAACTAACGGTTTTCATTTAAAGTTTGATGATACAAATTTGTTGGGTAAAAGTAGCAACTCTACAACAAATCCGACTAGTTCATTCTTGGGTTCACAAACATTTACTTCTACCAATACCGTGTTTACAGTTTCAAGTGCAACATTAGGGGCTGAAGCAAGCAACCGTAAAATTTTAATTGCGGTAGGTGGTGGTAGATCAACTGCTGGAACAAGGACTGTAAGTAGCTTAACAGTAGGCGGTAGTGCCGCAACATTTATAGCTAGAAAAAATTCAGGTGCTGGAAATGTTTTAGAGTTTTGGTCTATTGATGTAGCTTCTGGAACTTCCGCAAATATTGTCGCTACTTTTAATGCTGCAATGATAACCACTGGTATTGCTTGGTGGCGTGTGCTTGATGCAGGTACTCCTATATCAACAGACGGTAATACTGCCAGTGGTTGGACAACTCAAAGCGTCACTACAATAGGACAAACTGGTGATATTGCATTTTATGCAATTTTTGATGAAGGAGATGCTGACGCCTATGCTTGGTCAGATGCAACAGAAAGGTTTGAACATACAGATATAACATCTACTCGTAGTTTTACGGGTGCAGATTACACATTTAGCAGCGCAGAAAGTCATGCAGAGACAGCTACAATTTCTGGTGGTTCAGGAAATGATAATGCTTTTGTTGGAGTTACATTTAGCAACAATAATTCATTTACATCGAATAGTCTAGCAGCAGCTAACCAAGTTATCGACACATGCACTGATTCCGCTGATGATGATATTGGAAATTTTTGCACTTGGAATCCTATCTGTGCTTTCCCTTCATCGAAGGTTACGTTAGGCGATGGTAATACTAAGGCTACAATAACTCCTGATGGAGCTATTATCGGAAATCAGTTTTTTGATGTTACCGATAGTGATGGGTTCTATTGGGAAACAAAGTTTATATCTAATGTAAGTAATGCAGAACACGTTGGAATTGGACAGCAAACTGTGCCATTAAATAATACAAGTTATCTTAATAATGGCATAGCCACTTATCTTAGTGATGGTGGTGCGGATCATACATCTAGTGATAGACATTCAGGTGGATCATTCCCCACCTATACTGATGGCGATACAATTAGTGTAGCCGTTAAGGGTGGAGCTATCTGGTTTGCAAAAAATAATAGTTGGATTAATGGTGCATCAGCAGCAGAGATTGCGGCTGGAACAACTACAAATGCAGTGTTTACTGGCTTGACAGGTATGTGGACTCCTATGGTTCGTGGGCATAGTGGCAGTGCTGCAGTATCAACAACTAACTGGGGTGCTACGTCTTTTGCTTATACGCCACCAACTGGATTAAAACGTCTTATGACAGCAGATAGATCGGCTCCGACTGTTAAAGACTCAAGTAAATTTCATCAAAATGTTCTTTATACAGGAAATGGCAGCACACAATCAATTACATTTAGTGGCAATAGTGATATGCAACCCGATTTTGTTTGGATTAAATCACGATCTAATGATGTTTCACATTATATATTTGACGTAGTTAGAGGTGCTGGAAATTTAATACAATCAGATGGTTCTGGTGCACAAGAAAATCAAAATGATAATCTTACTTCTTTTAATTCAGATGGATTTAGTCTTGGTGCAAGAGCAGGAGTTAATGGAAGTAGTTATACTTTTGTAGCTTGGTGTTTAAAGGCTGGTGGTGCAGGTTCAAGTAACTCTGATGGTGATATTACATCAACTGTGTCTGTAGCTAGTCATGGTGGATTTTCGATTGTTAAATATGATCCTGGTAGTGGTGGTTCTGCTGGTGATACGGTAGGTCATGGTCTTTCACGCACACCTAATTATATTATTCTTAAAGCATTAGAAAATGTAGGAGATACAAATTGGTCAGTTGGTAGCGATGATATTGGCTGGACAAACAACATATTTTTAAATCTCAACAATGCAAGAAGTGCTGGATCAGGTGCTTGGAATAATACTGCACCCGGTTCATCTGTATTTACTATTGGTTCTGATAGAGACAATGATACAGAATATATTGCGTATTGTTTTGCTAAGACACCGGGTTTAATTGCTTGCGGAAAATACGCAGGAAATGGCTCTACTGATGGACCATTTGTACAAGTTGATGATGGTGGGTCTGGGTTTAAGCCAGCGTGGATAATGATTAAAAATATAACAAGTGCTGGTAACTGGTTTATATATGACAATCAACGAAATACACACAATGTTGTCAACGCATATTTAATTGCTGATACTTCTGATACTGAAGCAACTAGTGGACCAGTGCAGCTAGATTTTACTGCTAATGGGTTTAAGCTAAGATCAACAAATGATGGTACGAATGGCAGTAGTGATACTTACGTTTATTTAGCATTTTCTGAAAATCCATTCGGTGGTAGTGGTGTTGCACAGGCAAAAGCGAGATAATGTATGGACCCAATTACTATAGCTGCCGCAATTACTGCTACTAAAACTTTAGTAAAGTCTGCTAAAGGTGTTCAAGAAATTGCTCATGGATTAGACGGTTTATTTCACGCTAAAGAACAACACGAAAAAAATAAAAGTCATAATCCTGGTAGTTCAATAGGTGAAAAAAATAAAAGTATATTACAAAAACGTGCTAAAGATGATGGATCAGAAACTTCAATGTCATCTGCGGCAGCAGCGGTAATCGAACAAAAACAATTAGAACAACAACTTAATGATTTAAAAGATGAGATAAATCGTAAATGGCCTACAAAAGTAGGAGAAAAAACTACTTGGGATTTAATACTTGAAGAACGTAAGAAAAGAATTGCTGATAAAAAAGAACGTGAAAGAAAAGAAAAAATAGAAGCAGAAGAACGTGCAGAAAAAAGAAAAGAACTTTTACTTGAGTTGGCAAAAGGGCTTGCCGTAGTTGCTATTGCTGGCGGTATTGGTTGGTTTCTCTGGTGGGCAGCTACATCTGGACCAGCGGTGACATAAGATGGAATTTGGTGTTAGAGAATTAATACAATTTGGTACTCTTTTAGCTTCTTTAGCTGGAGCATTTGCTGTAGTAAAATCTCAACTGTCTAGAGTTATACAAGACATTGCTGAAATGGAAAAAGTTTTAAATGATATTAATACTCGTATAGATCAAGCTGATGCAGACAGGGCTGTAATTAAACATCAGAATAAAATATTTGGTACTATACTATCCCCTGCTAAACTTGAAGCACAACATAGAGAGATATCTGAAATTAAAACTGAAATGAAAGTAGTACATAAAAATTTAGATAATTTATATAGTATGCATAATGGTAAACACCCTAATGTTAATTAAAGGAGAGTGATATGTGGGCTAGGATCGAAGATAACAAAATTAAAGAAATACTTATTGGTAATAAAGGTATTGATATTAATGGTGTACAATATCCATCTTCTATCTTTTCTTTATGGTCAAAAGAAGAATTGTTTAACATTGGTCTAGTTCCTTATTCTATTGTAAAAAATGGAGATAATAGAATTAAGACTGAGGGTGAAGTAATAAATGAAATTAGTGCAGATAAAAAGTCTGCTATTGGAGTTACCCAATATATAGATAAACCTTTAGATGATGTAGTCCAATATGATTCTAATGGTAAAGAGATGTTAAATGATGATGGAACTATAGCCGTTAGAGAAGGATTAAAAACTTTTTATAAAAGAATAACCGATGAAAAATGTTATAACATGTTAAATCAAACAGATTGGTATATTGTTAAACATACTGAGTTAGGTTCGGTTGTTCCTGAAACTATTTTATCACATCGTCAAGCAGTTAGAGAGAAAGCTAATACATTAGAAACAAAAATAAATGCATGTTCATCTGTTGATGATTTAGTAAAATTACTTGATCCTACAGTAGATTCAGATGGTAAGATAACCGCTGATGCAGAAATGAGTAATTGGCCTGAATTACCAAAAACAGCTAAAGATAATAATACTAAAATTATGTTAAAAGTAATACCTAACTTACAAGGTGTAGTTGTAGATTATAAAGAAGTTTATGTAACAGTAACAGCAACAGTTACAGCATCAACTGAAAGTGAGTAATGTCTACTGATACTAAACGAGTTCCATTAGATTTCAAAGCTGGTATCAATAGGGAAAACACACAATATACCACAGGTGGTTATTGGTATAATGGTAATAGAGTTAGATTCCGTAATGGTAAGCCAGAAAACATTCGCGGTTGGCAGAAAAAAATTGCTACTCCTTTTAATGGTGTAGCACGAGCAATTACTTCTTGGGCATCTTTATCAGGAAATCTTTATGCTGCTTTTGGTACTGATCAATTATTATATATTTATAATGGTGGTACACTTACAGATATAACTCCTATTAATGTATCTGCAACTACTTCTGCTACTGCGCCTATTATGTTTACTAGTACAAATAGTAAAAAGATATTAGTTGATTGGGTAAGTCAATCTCCTACATTATCTCAAATAGGATTAACACAAAATACATTTGTATTAGTAAGTTCAGGAGGAGATAGTCTTGGTGGTATTACGCTTGATGGGCAGTTCAGAACTTCAATTCCTGCTGATTTATCTGCTGGTCGTTATTTTAAAATTATTGCTAGTACCTCTGCAAGTGGGAACGCTACTAGAACTTCTGCTACTAATTTTCATTTTCTACTTAATGCTGGCTCTCAAACTCAAGTCGAAGACTTAGGTTATGGTACAGGTCTTTGGAACATGCCTAGACAGAATAATCAAGGCTATGGTGTTCCTACCTCTGTAGGTACAGGATTTGCAGTTTTACCTAGAAACTGGTCCTTTTCAAATTGGGGAGAAGATTTAATTGCTTGTCCTAGAAATGGTTCTATTTATGTTTGGCATGAAGATGATGGAACTTCTAAACGTGCAGAAATAATTACAAGTTGTCCTACAAAAAATATTTTAGCTAAAGTTTCTCCTCTTGATCGTCACCTTGTAGCATTTGGAACTAATACTCTTACTTCTGTTTTTGATCCAATGTTAGTTCGTTGGTCAAGTCAAGAAGATTATAATGATTGGATTACTTCTGTAGGTAATACAGCAGGAGAACAAAGACTAGGTGATGGTTCTAAAATTATTACAGCTATTAATTCAAGAAATCAAATATTAATTTGGACAGATAATGCTTTACATAGCATGACTTTTGTTGGTGTTCCTTTTGTGTTCTCATTCCAACAGCTAGGAACAAACTGTGGTGCTATAGGGTTGCATAGTGCAGTTGAAGCTGATGGTCGTGCATTTTGGATGGGTCAAAAAGATTTCTATATGTATGATGGTGCATTGCGAATACTACCTTGTAGTGTTAATCAATATATATTTGATGATATGAATACTTCTTATTTTGATAAAGTATTTGCAGCATTTAATAAAGAATTTACAGAAGTAACTTGGTTATATCCAAGCTCAGATAGTACTGAATGTGATAGATACGTAACTTATAATCCTGCTGAAAACTGGTGGGCTTATGGTGAAGCATTCTGGACATCATGGGAAGATAAAAAGTTATATGATACAATATTAACAACAGGTAATGATTCATATTTATATGATAATGAACCTAATGATATATATACAGGTGATGGAAGTGCTATTGAATCATTTATTGAAAGCGGATCATTTGATTTAGATAAACAAACCTTTGGTAATAACATGGTATTTGTTGATAGAATTATACCAGATTTTAATTTCTTTGATACAGGTGGAGATACTAACTTAACTGTTAAATTTAAAAGGTATCCACAATCTTCTAATGAAACAACTAAAGGTCCGTTTAATATATCAGGAGATACAGAGAAAGTTCGTATGCGAGGAAGAGGTAGAGATGCAATCATTAAAATAGAAAGAGGAACAAAAGCTAATACAGGATGGAGATATGGTTCCATTAGTATGGATATGGTTCAAGATGGAGAAAGGTAATTATGTCTACAGGTAATAGAAATATTCAAAGATATCCTGAGTTTCCTCGTATTGTTCCTGAAACTGTATTAGCAGCATGGGGAGATATAGGAAGATGGGCATCTTCTTTTATTCGTTCTTTAGAAGAGAAAGAAGCTCTTAACATATTTAATGTGCAGATAGATCAAAATAAAAGTATTAATATAGAAGGTAGAATAAAAGTGGGAGACACAGCAGCAAGTGTAACAGCACAAGCTGGAGATATCCGTTTCAATAGTACTACTAATAAGCATCAAGGGTACAATGGATCGGGTTGGAATGATTTGTATTAAGAGAGTTTATCATGTCTTACGATGAGGATATGGATGAAACTGCTGGTGGAGTAGGTGATGTATCAAATGAAGTTGATACTTTTGATGCTTTTAATCCAGATACTTCTGCACCTCCAGGTTTTGATCCTACAAGAAGTGGTAGTACTAGTGATTTAGATCAAGCTAATAAAGAAGCTATGGCGGCAGTTGATGCTGCACAATTAGGAGGTAGTCCACTATCAAAAGAATATGGAGAATATGCTCGTGGGTTAGACCTTGATTATGGAAGAACTATAGATGATAAAGGTGGAATGAGTAAGATATTTGATAGAGGAGTTATTTCTAATTTATTTGCTGGCCCAAAAGGATTTGATAAGTATGCTGGAAAAGACCTTCAAAGCACTACACATGGAGGATTTATTGAATCTATTGTTGAATCTTTAGTATATCTTGCAACAATGGGAATGATTGATCCTGAACTTTCTGGTTACGATATGATAGGACCAGATATGAGTGGACTACTATCTGGGCGTCCTCAACCCCAA